ATAAGTCGGTTTTTTGGTTAACAGTATGTTGAACACGATAAATTCCTGTTCTCATAAATATACTGTTATCTGTTATGTCTCCAAATATTTTCTGTATAGTCCCTTTTACCAAGTAATGTAGATTATCACTACTTGGAAAGTTAAATACACTATTAGGTAAAGCTATATGGTAACCTGTGCCACTAAAATAAGGTTGTATTGAATAGTTTATGTCTACTCCAATATCATCTAATTTGTTTATCACATTTCTAGCTTTATTTAATGTGTATTCGTTACTGTTGTCTCCTTTATCTATATCAAATAATATCCAGTCTATACTTCTTTCGCCAAAGTAGTTCTTTAGCCCGCCTTTAGATTCGGCATAATCTACTGCTTTTTTTGTATATAAATAAACAGACCTATACAGTGGTGTATCAGTATTTATGTATTTTACTAAATCTGACTTTGCAATAAGCTGCCCCCTGTGACGGGGACTGCCTACTGCTATTTCAATATAGTCAAACACTATAAATTACCAATACCTGATTCTGACATTTCAACATTTTGTGTTGGTTTAATATCTGATTCAGTTGCTTCTTTAAGAAAACCTTTATCTTTGAACCATTTTACATCTGATTCAAGTTGTTTTCTACCTTTGTCATCATTGTGATTTACTCTATGAAACACTCTTGTATATACTTTTCCACCTTTTTGTTTAGGTTTTTCTTTATATACATATGCTATATAGTTAAAATCAGGGTCAGTATCTGGTATTACATTTTGGGTAAATTGTGCATTTAAATACTGTGCTACATCATGTATTTCTTCACCATTTTCATTTTCCCATTTACCATCAACTGTTAAACCAGCTTTACAGCCAATAATGTCAAAGAAATTATACATTCTTTTAAGAACAGAGCCCCCTGTTATTTTTCCATCAGGACCTTTTTCCAGGTCGCCTGCTATTCTTAATTGTTTAGTATAATCACTTCCTTTTTGTTTAACTTCTATATCAAGATATATGTCAGCCCATTCAAACTGTGATGATTTCTCTTCAAAGTTTAAAATTGCTATTTCACATATACCATAAAAGTTATTACCTGAGGATTCACCTCCTGTTGGACGGAATATCGCCATTTAACTACCTTCACTTTCTGTTTTATATATGTTAGACCAATTAAATTCCATGCATTGGCCACGTAAGTGTTCACATCTACTACCTGCTTCTATTGATTCATCTGCTTTAAATGAAACCATTAGTTTATCGTCTTCTCTTAAGACATAACCGATAGCATCACAATCTGACATAATCAGATTCTTCAGCTTACCAGTTATATCTAAAGATTCAGGTTCAACTAGGGCTTTGCCATCAATGACTGCCCTAGCAACCTTTCTATGTCCAACGATAATTAAATGGTCACAACAGTCTCTAAAAGCGTTGATAGTATTCATTACTTTCTCACGAGCTAACGCATAACCTTTACCGAATGTTAAATCAGCAATAGATGCTACTTCATATTCTGCACAAACAGCCTTTTCAGCCCATTCTACAACCTTATCAATAGTATCTATAGCTATGTATTTAAATTCGTGACCTTCCATAGCATCTTTAAGAGTTTGGATTAACTCTTCTCGGTTATTTACTTCTTGCACATAAGCCTCAACCATGTGCGTTCCTTTTTCAGTATCTATAATCAGACAGTCATCTAATTGAGAGAGCATAGTAGTTTTACCTACTTTGGGTGCTCCGTACAATAGAAGTACTTTCGGATTCAGAGACACTGGTTTGCGTTTCTGTTTCTTTATCACTGTGTTTCTCCATAATTAAAGGGTTTACTTTGCCATATTCTTTAGTCATATATGGCGCTAACGACTTCCAAATATACGAATAATAAGTCCTTTTATGCAAGACATTAAATACTTGTGACAACATTATGCCAGCAATTATATTAGCTGTAAATATTGTATGTTTTGCAGTGCAAGGTAAATCAGGTATATCTCTACTTGGTTTCCAATTAGATAGATAGTTGTCATTCCAATAGTCAACTGTGTGAATGTCCATTGACAATGCACCCATACGACCATCTACTAACACTTTTCTATTACGTAATCTACTCCAATTCATATACACTATTTTACGTATTTCCATATTATCAGGAGCCATCATTGTGCATGCAGTTACATTGTCAGTGTAACCAAATTTAGCATGCTCAATAATTTCTGTTTCACAACCAAAGTATCTTACTAATTCTTTAGCTGCAGTTGTTTTTGATTCACCTAAATAACTTTCTGGGTACATAGTTGTACTCAAATTATGTTCTTCAAGTGTATCAAAGTCCCAAACATGAATCTTTTTAAAGCCCATTATAGCAGCTGATAGTATGAGCGCAGAGCCCACACCACCAGCACCTATAATAGTAACTTCTTTTAGATTCTTTTGGTTAATTAAGTCCTTGTTTCTTAAGAATCTATCTGACATTAAATTATCCCTCCTATATCATTTAAAGAGTTTGCAATACAATAATTATCAAGTTCCTTTTCTGCATCTATAGCTAACTGTTGAGCTTTTTCTGAATTTGGGTCACCTACAGGTAAATCCATATATCGCTTATCAGCTTCGTTATATTTTTTCAGTAGTTTTTGATATTTATCATCTTTAATATTAGGGTCATAATATTCAAATACATCGCTTTCTTTAAATGGTTTAATATTTTGTTGAAACGATTGATTAAATAAAGCAGTTTGGCCTCTCATGCCTGTTGCACTATAATATACAGGCATTCTGTTAGAAGCTTCTTTTTCCTGTTCTTTTAAAGATTTTAAACATTTTTTAAATAGACCTTCAGGTTTAAACTCTTCATAATCTATCATAACTACACCAGCATCTTCTTTAGTCCAATGAACTCTTTTGAAATTGTCCACCCAACTAAATGAAAATGCAAAAGGACTTTTAGTTGATTCATCTGCTACAACAAGTGATGGATAACCACATTGATTAGCGTTTTCTTTCATATGGTCTCTATCTGTACCACTAAAGAAAGCTCCTCCACTTAATGTATGATGGCTATGAATTAATCCTTTATAACATTCTTTTAATTTTGGATTAATTTTATAGGCCTTTTGAATCATTTTTATTTGGTCTTCACCACTAAATTCAGTAGCTGCAGAACTTCCTAAATCAATAGGATAAAATTCTACAAGCTCCCATTCAGTTGCCCAACCATGTTTATCTTCATTTAATTTATTATAAAATGCTATACCAGACCATTCTGTTTTAGGGTATAGCGATAATAAATGTTGTATTTGTTTATAGATTGAGATTTTCAATCTGCACATTACTTGTTCTGCCATTGTTTTCGAGCCTCCTTAACTCTGTTTTGTGATATTTTATTTGCCATTCTCTCATTAAATCCATAAGTTCACTTTTAATGCATTCATAATCATTTCTAGCTTTAACCATTTCTATTTCTAGATTTTTAGGTTCATTAATTCTTTCTATTGAAAATTTATCTACAAAATCTATAAATTCTTCAACATTTTTCCATCCATCTGGAGTTGAATTAATTATATTATCAATGCAATCAAATACGTTTGTTTTAATTTCATTATAACTCATGTTATATTCTTCAAGAACGCATTCTTTAAGTGTGTCTATGTATCTTCTCATGTCCATTAATTCAATATGTAAATCCCTTGCTCGTGTCCAAGTATCAGGATTATCACTTGCTTTAATTAGTAAATGACGCCTAGGGCTTACATCATGATAAGTTCTATCTTCAGTTAAATACTCATTTCTATATTCAGTAATATGAATTTCTTGAGTATTTATTATATCGGCAATAAGGTCTGTATAAGATTCTTCCCATTCACCTTCTACTATCATTCTGTTATTTACTACTTCTGCTCTTATTTTGTCTACAAAATAACAAACTAATGGCAAAGATTGATTTAATGATATTGTTTGATTTAATTTATCTTGAATCCAACATCCTAAATTAAAAAGCATTTGAGCTCTAACAAGATTATTGTTATTTGGTTGATGCATAACCTCTAAATCATTGTTTAAATATTTTGCTCCACTTATAAAATGTGTTATACTTCTTGATACAGGTGTTGCATCATAACTTTTCAATCTAGCTGATGTTAAACCTAATTTTAAAGTATCCCATTTACCATTAAATTCAGGGTTGTGTTCCACATACCAATAATTTTGTTCTATAGGATAAGTTTGTTCACCAGAAACTTTAAAAGCATCTTTTATACCTTCACTAGTAAATGAAATAACTTTATGTTCAAATCTTTCTGGTTCCCAATGAGGGCTTCTATAATTCCAAGAATTTAAGAAACTTCTCATTCTCCATAAAAATCCACTAAAGTTGTAGTTAGTTATAGATGCTACAATACCTGTTTCCATTTGAGAAAAGCAAGCATTACCATGTGAAACATGAGGATGTTGTGCTCTCATATATGTTTTAACAAGATTTTTATCTACTATTGCATCTTGCTCAATATAAAAATCATAAATCCACTTATCAAAACCTGTATTTAATACTCTTAAATAATAATCACCGATTCTAAATATTCTTTTTCTTCTAGTTTTTACATCAAAGAATTTAAACCACAATTCTACTGAACCTTCTGGAATTTTTACTCCATTTGATTTAGTTTCTTCTGTATAATGATGGCCATGAACAAATTCACAATCTACTTCTGGTGATTCATTTTGATGTAACAAATCATCTACAAACTGCTCTACATCTTCAGGTGGTTTTACAAAATGATTATCATCATAATCAAATTTAGCTGTTATATCATCAATAGCTTCATTATCTCTTTGAAAGATTGTTTTTAATAATTCTATTAGTTGTTCTTTCAATTGTTTACCTCTACTTTCTCTTTATTTAAATAGACTACACGCAGGACATTCTCCTGATACCTATACTTGCACCCCCGCCTCTGGTATATCTCCAGAACCTCGTCTATTTAATTGTTATCTGTCTATGTTAATTACCACTTTTATTAGATGCGTTTTGAATATCAATAGCGTCACCTGCTTCGATAGCTGTATTTGCTTCAACAGCTTTCATATTGCCATTTTTATCCTTAAACATTATCACTGAATTACTCATTGAAATGTTTTCGCCTTCTAATAATACTCCTAATGTAGCGTAGTCACTTACATTAAGTTGTGTTACTCTACCTCTTGTAAAACTATCAAGGTAGAATACTTCGTTATTTGATGCCATATGTACATCCTTTCTTGTGATGTTTATTAGAGTAGACCTGATGAGAACATCACTATTACTCACCAGGTCTTTAGAGGCAAACTAGATTGTTCGCCTAATATTATGAGAGTCGCGCTAATCCGCCACGTATGATTAGTTTTATTGTATGGCTGCCAGTCTTGTTACAGGTGGGCAATTAAGTTTTCTACACCATTTTGCATCAATATACTAGTCTCGTAATATTGAACAAGGCTTATATCTTGACTCTCATTTAATTCTTGGCATACATTGCATAAGCACCGCTATAGCTCAAAGTGTTCTGCCTTGAGTATGCCAGTCAAGTTTTATGGGGGAATAGAGCCATATATCCTGTGTGTTCAACATGTGTGCGGATATAATGGAAGATAGATATATGACTCTATAGAATTGATGATATAATAAGCCTATAAATAGGGCGAATCATATATATGCAAGAAAGGATAACTGCATACGTAGGAAATAAGGTAACCTACTATTAAAAACCCCGTCTGCGCTCACGCTAAGCAATAGTAATAATCTAAAACCTATTACTTTTTAACAGCTCTCAACTTATTATATCATCTAATGGATGGTCTACTTCTTTAATATCAAGAGGCTTTAATAGACCTAATCTCTTTTTCCTTTGGTATTCAAGTTGAAAGGATTTATCCTCTATGATATGAAAAGGGACACCGAATACTTCTTCAAATGGTTTACAATATTTTTCCCATCTTTCATATCTTGCCTTATAAGCTACTAGTTTAGTGTTATAATTATCACTATAAAAACCATACTCATCATAAGTTGGATTACCAGGGCGAGTTGGAGGAAACCCGCCTGGTTTTTTCAGTTTCTGCCTCACAGGACAGTCCTTAACATGACAATAATCCAATATATATTTAATAAACCTACTGTTAATATAGATAACCATAACAATAAATTAGACCATTTTATTTTATTTATCATACACAGCTCCTTAATGCTAAAAATACAACGTATAAAGCTATTAATATAACAGAACTTACTAAAAGTCCTTCAAATGTTTGTTTTAAAAACCTTTTCACTATTCTTTGGTGGTCTACCATTTGTGTTACTCCTTTTATTTATGATGGTTACAATTTGGTATTTCAGCGTCTACTGCATTGCCTAATATATCCCAACTTGCTTTATCTGGTACTTTTGCGTATGCAGTCATTTTTTTACCGCATCCTTTACATTTAACTAATCTTATTTTAGCTCTTGCCATTTACTCTTCCTTTCTGGACTCAGCAATAGTTACTACGTTAACTTAATAACTCAGTGTAATACTATCAATAGTAACTACTGCTGACTGTTTTGTCCATT